ATATGTTGTTACAGTTGATGTTGCAAGAGGCACAGTCAATGACTATTCTGCTTTTATAGTTACAGACGCAAGTCAAATACCTTACAAAGTAGTTGCAAAGTATAAGAACAATGAAATTAAACCTTTACTCTTTCCTCAAGTAATTCATAAGATTGCAAAGTCATATAACAATGCAGAAATATTAGTTGAAGTAAATGATATTGGTGGTCAAGTTGCAGACACTTTACAGTTTGATTTAGAATACGACAATCTGATTATGGTTAATCAAAGAGGTCGTTCAGGTCAAATTGCAGGTACAGGATTTAGTGGTAAGAAATCACAACTAGGATTGCGTACAACTAAGGCGACAAAGAAAATAGGTTGTTCAAATTTAAAAGCAATGATAGAATTAGATAAGTACATAATCCAAGATTTTGATATAATCTCAGAATTATCAACTTATGTATTAAAAGGTAAAGAAAAATACGAAGCAGAGGAAGGTAGTTCAGACGACTTAGTGACTTGCCTTGTTATGTTTGCCTGGTTGTCAAACCAAATGTATTTTAAAGAGTTAACAGACCAAGATATACGAGCAAGACTTGTAGATGAACAACAAAATCAAATGGACCAAGACATGGCACCATTTGGATTTGTAGATGACGGAATAGAAAGTCCTGAAGGAGAAACATATAAGGACCCACATGGGACTAGTTGGAGTCCTGTCAAATACAAGAGAGGTTGGTAAATCTTGCATATTATAAATAGTTTCTGTAATTAACAATAATTACAAATTAATATATTAATTTAATTAAGAGGAGAAAACAAGATGGCTTTTTTAGTTTCACCTGGTGTTCTCGTAACAGAAAAAGACCTTACTAACGTAGTACCAGCTGTATCATCATCTATTGGTGGTTTAGTTGTAGTTAGTGAGAAAGGTCCAATGGATGAGATTACTTTAATCTCAAGCGAAGATGAATACGTTAGTACGTTTGGTAAACCAGACGCTAACACTTTTGAATATTTTTTTACGGCAGCCAACTTTTTACAATACGGAAATGCCCTAAGGGTAGTAAGAGCAGTCACTGGTAATCTGAACGCAGGTTCAAGTTCAGGTTTACAAGTTAAAAATACGACTGACTACTTAGACAATTATAGCGACGGTTCTGCTTCAGTAGGCTCATGGCTTGCAAGAGAAGCAGGAACTCAAGGTAACAACCTAAAAGTATCTATGTGTACAAATAGCAATGCATATGCAAGTGCTGGTGGTGCTTCTAACTTAGTAAATGACGCTTCAGCGGCAATTGGTGATACTACTATCACAATTGATGACGCTGGTGGAGATAAAATCCAAACAGGCGACATTATTGAGTTTGGAGATATCTCTGGTAACTTCAATGCAGCTCCTTCTGGTCAATACTACAAAGTAACAGGCACTTCAGGTGCAGTTCTAACCATTGCAAGATTTAATCCTGCTTCTGGTAAAACTGAAACTGGCGGACTAAGACACGCTGTTGCTGATAACGCATACTTTAGAAGATTTTGGGAATATTATTTCAATTTCTCAGCTGCACCAACATCAACAGATGATGTTGTAAACGCAGGTGGTTCTAATGATGAGTTACATATCGTAGTTGCAGACGAGGATGGCGGCATTTCGGGCACAGCAGGTACTATATTAGAAACACACGAAGGATTATCACAAGCTTCAGACGCTAAAGACGCTCAAGGTGATTCCAATTATTATGTTGACGCTCTATACAATAGAAGTCAATATATTTACTGGATGGACCACGACACAACTTTAGCAAATGCAGGTAGTTCAAAAGTAGGTCAATCATTTGATAATACTGGTGCTCAAACTATTTCAGTTTTCAGTTCTAGTCTTACAGGTGGTACAGACGATAACGCACCAACAAACGCTGAATTAGCATTAGGTTACGATAAATTTGCTGATGCTGCTTCTGTTGATGTTAACTTACTTATGACTGGTCCTTCACAAACAGGTGCTGACGCAACTGGAGATACCAAAGCAACTAAAGTTATTGACATAGTTGAAGCAAGAAAAGATTGTGTAGCATTTATTTCACCTGCTAGAGCAGATGTTGTAAACGTAAGCGATCCTATTGCACAAACTGTTAATGTTAAAGCTTTTGCAGACGGTCTTGCTTCAAGTTCATATGCAGTTATTGATAGTGGATACAAATACATGTACGACAAATACAACGGCGTATATAGATATGTTCCATTAAACGGTGACATTGCTGGACTTTGTGCTAGAACAGACGCAGTTGCTGACAGTTGGTTCTCACCGGCTGGGTTTACAAGAGGTCAGATTAGAGGTGCAGTTAAACTTGCCTTTGATCCTAACCAAGCGCAAAGAGACGACTTATACAAAGCAAGAGTAAATCCTGTGGTAACATTCCCAGGACAAGGTACTGTATTGTTTGGTGATAAGACAGCTCAAGCGAAACCTAGTGCTTTTGACAGAATAAATGTTAGAAGATTGTTCATAACTATGGAAAAGGCAATATCAACTGCTGCTAAATTCCAACTCTTTGAGTTCAATGATGAATTTACAAGAGCGAATTTCAGAAACTTGATAGAACCGTTCCTTAGAGACGTACAAGGTAGACGTGGTATCACAGACTTTAAAGTAGTGTGTGATGAAACAAACAATGTAAGTGCAGTTATAGATAGAAACGAATTTGTTGCAGACATATTTGTCAAACCAAATCGTTCTATTAACTTCATTAAACTTAACTTCGTTGCTACAAGAACAGGCGTTGCCTTTTCTGAAGTAGCAGGCGCATAATAGAGAGGAAATAAAAAATGGCAAACGTATCAGACTTTATCTCCAAACTAAAAGGCGGCGGAGCAAGACAAAATCAGTTTAAGGTTACAATGCCTTTCCCTGGTTTTGCTTCTGTGGGTGGCGAAACTGAGAACATGTCGTTCTTATGTTAAGCAACTCAGCTTCCAAGTTCTGAGTTAGGAGAATTAACTGTAAACTTTAGAGGTAGACCAATACATATGGCTGGTGATAGAACATTCCAAACTTGGAGTACAACTATTATCAACGATACTTCTTTTGATATCAGAAATGCTATTGAAAGATGGTCAAATGGTATTAACAACCATAGTGACAACGAAGGTTTAAACAACCCTACTGATTATCAAGTGGACGCATTTATCGACCACTTAGATAGAAATGGTAATACAATCAAATCGTACACATTTAGAGGATTATTTCCTTTAACAATAGGTACAGTTGATTTGAACTATGATCCAGTAAGTGCGTTAGAGACTTTTGAATGTACATGGAGATACCAATACTGGGAAAGTAACACTACAACGTAATGTTGTGAATTTATAGCGGTCTCCGGGCCGCTATAAATAGAAATAAAAGATAATGAAAAGGAGAATGTAGTGGCAGAATTTTTTGGCTTTGAAATCAAAAGAGCAAGCACCAAAACAACTAGTCAAACGTTTACAGCACCATCAGCTGATGATGGCGTTCAAACGATTATGGGTGGTGGACATTATGGTACTTACTTAGATATTGAAGGAAAAGTAAACAACGAAGCAGATTTAATTAGAAGGTATAGAGAGGTTGCTATGCAACCTGAGTGTGACCAAGCGATTGAAGATGTTATCAATGAAGGTATAGTAATTGATGACAATAGAGAAACAATCAGATTAAACATGCATACAGTACCTTTTGGTACATCAATCAAAAAAAAGATAGAAGAAGAATTTAATAATATTCTTTCGTTATTGGAATTTGAGCAAAAAGGACATGACATATTTCGTAGATGGTATGTTGATGGCAGAATAGTATATCATAAGATAATAGACCCTAAAAATATAAAAGCAGGTATTACTGAATTAAGATATATTGATCCTAGAAAAATTAAGAAAGTTCGTAAACCTAAGAAGACTGAGGGCGAACAAACTTTTAAACCTAAAGACCAACACGCACCACCAGTTGTAGATTTTGAAGAATTTTATATTTACAATGAGAAAGGTGTACAACCGGGAGCAAGTTCAACACAAGGTTTAGCAATTAGTAAAGATAGTATTGCTTTCTGTCCGTCAGGAATGATTGACCAACAAAGAAACATGATACTATCACATTTACATAAGGCGATTAAACCTGTCAATCAATTAAGAATGATTGAAGATAGTATTGTTATATACAGAATATCCAGAGCGCCTGAAAGAAGAATATTTTACATTGATGTAGGTAACTTACCAAAAGCAAAAGCAGAGCAATACCTAAAAGATGTAATGAACAGATATAGAAACAAACTTGTTTATGACGCAAGTACAGGTGAAATAAGAGACGATAGACAATACATGTCTATGTTAGAAGACTTCTGGTTACCAAGACGAGAAGGTGGTAGAGGTACAGAAATTACTACACTACCAGGTGGTTCTAACTTAGGTGAAGTAGAAGATATCAAATACTTTCAAAAGAAACTTTACAAGTCATTAAACGTTCCTGTATCCAGATTAGAAGCTGAAGGTAGTTTCAATATGGGTAGAGCAACTGAGATTAATAGAGACGAGTTAAAGTTTAGTAAATTTGTTGATAGACTAAGAACAAGATTTAATGCTTTATTCCATGATTTATTGAAAACACAATTAATACTAAAAGGTATTATATCAATAGAAGATTGGGAAAATAGTTTAGCAAGAACAATCAGATACAACTATGTAAATGACGGTTACTATGCTGAAATAAAAGAAGCAGAAATGTTAAAAGAAAGAATGGAAATTTATCGTAACTTGAAAGATAGTGAATTGATAGGTAACGTTTATTCTAAAGAGTGGGCAATGAAGAATGTTTTAAAAATGACTGACATTGACATTGACGAAGAAAAATCTAAAATAGAAAAAGAAAAGGAGGCGGAAGCGCCACCAGAAGGAGAAGATGATGGACAATTCTAACCCAACAAGAGATATGATTGACGCTTTGGAAAAAGGCGATAATTTAAGTGCTGAGAAAGCATTTAAGTCTGCTTTATCAGATAAAGTAGGAACTGAATTAGATGACAAGCGTAAAGACGTTGCGTCAACAATCATGGCAAAGGAACCAGAAACGAATGATAACGCTGAGCAATCTACGGAAATTGACGACTGAAAAAACAGACCATAGAAGGTCACCAGTCTATAAAAAACTAGCGCCAAAAGCAAAAGAGGCGGTAGATGATGTATATGCTCAGATGGAAAAAACACCTGGTAAAGTGTTAATGAATTTTAGTAAAGTTATGAAAGATGTTACTAAAAAATACAAAGTACAACAAAAAGATATTGTTGCTTATTTCAAAAAAGAAACAGGCATAACCATATAAAGGAGAGTAAAAATGGCAATAGTAAACGCAAGAAATTTAGTAGATAGTGAAACGAGAACAGTAAGAATGTTTGAGATTAACAATGCTACTAACTCAAATGTAGTATGTGTGGACGCAAGTGCATTAAGAGGTCACTCGTCTAACCCAACACTACACATAAGAAGTATTAAATGGAATACAACGGCAGCAACAAGTGATATATCATTATTATTTGACGCAAGTTCAAACGACCATGCTATATCAATACATGGTAGTGGCGAGTATGGGTTTCATGGTAAACAACCATTGATAACAAATCCAGAAAGTTCAGGCGTAACAGGTGATATTTTAATTACCAACGCTAGTGCTGCTACTGGTACAATAATAATTGAAGTAACCAAAGCAAAAGGTTATACTGCCTCAGGACAGACTAGATAATGGCTGATACAGTATCAACACAAACTATAACAGACGTTGCAGGTTCTAAAACTGTAATGAAGTTTACGAACAAATCTGATGGTACAGGAGAGAGTTTAGTAGAGAAGATGAC